ATGTAATTGTTCCACCTGATGAAGATGTAATTGTTCCACCTGATGAAGATGTAATTGTTCCACCTGATGAAGATGTAATTGTTCCACCTGATGAAGATGTAATTGTTCCACCTGATGAAGATGAACTGGATGTTGATCTTCAAGAAGCAATTAAAATTTCTTTAAATAAAGAAGACCTCTCAAAAAAAGAGAATATAGATGAAGTTAATTATATTGATTTTTCAGAAGAAGGTATAAATTTCACTGGTGTTGCCAATTATAATTGGTTTCCAGGTAAAAAAGAATCATTTAAAAAAGATTCATTTGACTCAAACTCTAGACGTAATAATCGTAAATCTTTATTAGATTCTTACGATAAAAGAACAATGTATCATTTTCTTTTTGAAATGCTTCAAAAATCATGGGAAATGGAGTTATTAGAATTCGATGATGAAAGTCCGGAATTTTTTTATGTTTTTGATCCTTACTATCCAAAAAGCTATGGTTACACTCCTTATAAGCTCGATGATTTTTCAAAGAAATCATTGGATAAGAAAATTGGTATTAGAACAAAGTTAGACATATACAACGCTAACTTAATACTTAGTATTTATTATCTTTTATACAGTAATTTTAAACAAACAAGTGATGAAATAATATTTGAGGAAACTTATCGATCAGGTGTTTTAATGTCTGACAGTAACTTTAATTTGGCTAAGTTTTTACATAAAATTGCAGATGAACACCCTCAAAAGTTAGATGGAATTGTCTCTTTAATTCATTCTAATTTGACATTAAACTGTATGCCTGATATAGAGACACAATACAAAGCGTGGCTTTTAACTTTTAGCAAACAAGTAAAAAAGTTATCTACACCTACATCGAGTCAAAATTTGGATGGTTTTTTGAAAATTTCAGATATTTGTTCCAAATACGACCAGGAGTGGTTAGAAGCTTTAGATAGAAAAGATAGAATTGTTACCTCTTTACAAGGATCTAAAACTGCAGTTTCTTGTATTGAATCTATCGTCTCAAAAACAAAACAGATTAATTTACCAAAAGATATTGAGAAAGTTGAAGAAGGAAAAACAGTTGAAAATCTTCATATTGAAGAGACTGATCCATTAATTCCTAAACGCGAAGATTCAATCCAAGTAAAAAATGATAATTTGTCAGACATTGAATTAGCTCCACTACCTATTAATAAAATAGATATTTCAAAGATAAATATTCCTAAAGAGACAGATTTACTTATTAGTGCACCACCAACTCCAGTTTCTACGAAACCTCGATCATTAAGTGGCTTTGAATATCTTATTGAGTTTTTTACTGGGATGTCACTTACTAGGGAGAAGAATGATTAAAAGATTCTATTCTTTCGATTAAATTTTAAATAAGTCATTGTAACTTTTTGATTTCAGTGTAAATGGAACGATAATTATCATAAAAGTAAATAAAAATTTATTTTATTAAAAGATGATATCTACAATACTATTTAGTATTTTAATATTTATACTGTTTGATATTATTCTTTTATATTGGATATATAAGATGAGAAATTCTATTAAAAATTATCAGTCTTCAGAATCTCCAATTTGTCCAGTGTATTTTTGTGATCAGTATACGGATCCTACTACTGGTTATCTAGAACCAGGAAGTTTATGTTACACGAATACTTCAGGATCTAATAATGTTATGACAGCTTATAGATATACTAATTCAGATCAATCAACATATGAATGTCAAAAATATTTAATCGAAAATAATCTTGTTATAAATGGACAAACTTACCTTCCACAAAGTCAACTATAATATCTTTTATCAAAAATATAATAATATTTTTGATTTTCATAAGTCATGTAATTCTTTCCATATTTGCAATAGAATAACTATTTCCAGAGTTTTTATTAATAATAATCATACTTAATTTATATCCAATTGTTGGATGATTTGATATTTCATTTATAGTTGCATTTTCAAATACATCACATATAACTTGAAATATTGTTTCTATAAACACCACTTTGTTTTTACACTGGTATCCAAAGTTACAAATTCTGTTTTTTATTCTAGAATTAACTATTGTAATGATAAACTTAGAAGGAAAATTATTACCATCTGGACATTTTATTGTTAATCTATATGTACCTTCAGATATTCTTGACATTTTTGAATATTTTAGAATTTAATTTTTAATTTATAGTCTTTTCATATTTCAATTGAAAAGAAACGATAAATATTTTTGAAAAATGGAATCGAATATGGATTATAAATCTACTATAAATTCTAATGCTATTGAACAGAAAATAAACACAAATGGTTTACAATTTTCTTTAGATAATATTAAATCAATTGAAGAGTTAAAAATATATCTAAACTATTTGCAAGAAGTTTATAACAATACAGGACAAGAAATAGTTTCAGATGAAACATTTGACAGTTTAGTAACATATTATGAAAAAATGTCAGGTTTAGAATATAAAGTAATAGGAGCTAAACCAAGAGATAAAGCCGAACCTTTACCAAGACCAGCACCATCTTTAGATAAAGCAAAAGGAGTTTCTGGTAAAAAAGATTATCAAAGATTTTATGATAGATATGAGAATGATATCACTTATCTTGATAAATTAGATGGCATTTCACTTGAAATAGAATGGAAAGTTATCAACGGACAAATAAAAATAAATATATGGAAACGTGGAGACGGTGAGTTAGGTCCTAATGTCTCACATATAGCTAATTTTCTAAAATTACCTCCGATAAATTTTAACTTTTTGATTAGGGGTGAATTATGTATGTCTGATAAAGTTTTTGATTCATTGAATGATTATTTATTATCAAGTGGTAAAAAAGCTAAAAACTCACGAAGTGTTGTAAATGGTGCTACCAATAAAATAGATTCTGATGGTGTTGTTATATCTAATTGTACTTTTATTGCATTTTTTATATATGACTATCCAAATTATAGCCCTATGACTATAGTTCAAATGCTGGATATTTTTAAACAATTAGGATTTACAACTTGCTCCTACATAACAGTTCCAAAATCAGTAGCTTCTTTTGAATATGGCATTCGATACTTAAAAGAAAGAAGAGAAAAAACAGAATATAGAATTGATGGTGTAGTGGCTTATTTTAATATTCCGTTAAGTTATCCAACTGAAAATGAAAATCCAAACTATGCAATTGCTGTAAAGGAAGATTCTATGGCAATTACAAAAGTTATTTGTAATAATTGGAATCTTACTTCAAAAGATGGTTATTTAACACCAGTTGTTATGATAGAACCAGTTGAAATCTTAGGATCGATTGTATCTTATATTACAATGCACAATGCTAGGATGGTTATTGATAATAAGGTAGATAAAGGTGCTATAATTATTGTTGGTCTTGGTGGTGATGTTATTCCAAGATTTTATGAAACAATTACACCAGCACCTATATTATATGCTCCTATCATTCCAACTGAATGGAACGAGAGAGGTGTTGAACTCAGAGCTATTAATGCAGATCAATATGTACAAGTAAAATGTTGTAAGATAAAATACTTCTTGTCTTGTCTTGGTGTTAAAAAATGGGGACTTATTACAATATGGAAGTTATATCATGGAGGATTTACAACAATTGGAAAGATAATTAGAACTAATATTCAACAATTAATGGAAGCTGATGGTGTTAAATATGATGGTGCTTTAGGATTATATGACGAACTACAAAAAGGAATTAAAAAAGTAACAGTTCCAAAAATAATGGCTGGTTCATGTATATTTGGTGAAGGTTTAGGTGATGGTATTGCGGAGAAATTTATAACAAACTTTCCAAATTGGAAAATAGCTACTCCAAGTTATGAAGAGATTCTTACAAAAAAAGATTTCGGTCCTGCTAGAGCAAAAATGTTCTCGACTAAATTAGATCAATTTAAAGATTGGTTAAATGACCACCCAGAACTAGAAGGTATTACAATTGAAAAAGTTAGGAAAAATAATATGTTACAAGGATATGTCTTTATATTTACAGGATTTACAGACAATGTAGCAAATGCTGATATAAAAAGTTATGGTGGTATTGTAAAAGAAAAACATTGGACTAATGATGTAAACGTTGTAGTAGCTTCAAATGTTAACAAGAAATCAGATAAATCAGATAAGGCTCGTGAATCAAATGGTAGAATAAGACTTATTTCACGTGAAGATCTTATGAGATGGTTAACACAAATTAGACTAAATAGTTAAAGATTGAGGTGATATTTGAATAGAAAGATGAGCAAAATTTAAAGAAAAAATGTTAAAAATAGGGTTCAAAATTTTATTTTTAGGCATTCACGTATGTTTTTAAGGCGTCCTGAGTACAGTGAGACCGACTACTTCGGGGGTCAAAAATAGGGTCTCCCCATAGCTATAGGCGATGTTTTTTGGAGAATTTTTTGAAGAGAAAAAGAGTAAAAATGATAAAATTATTCAAATATGAATATTTAAAAGTTTAAATTATCAAAAATGTTTGAAATTATACATGTTGTACTTATATTTGGATGGATTTCTGATTTCTTTCTCTTTTATTACTGTCTATACAAAATGATAAAACTTGAGCCTATATGTTTAATATATCCTATATTCTATCTTATATCTGAATATTTTGAATATATTCCAGGAGTTGATAAACTATCAATTATGTACTGTGAAGGTTTTAAGAGATATTTCAAATATAATTTTAGTGATCTTAACGTTGAACCAAATAAACAAAAAAAGAATATATTTCTATTAGGACCACATGGCATGTTTGTTACAAGTTTAACAGCTTTTTGTGTTTTTAGATCTACACCAGAAGAACGTAAGACAACAAAACTTTTTACATCACCAATGGTAACTTCAAATCCAATTCTTACTATGTTCTCAAAAATGATTAGCGGTAATAGACTAGAAGATCTTACAAATCGTAATGTTATTAAGAATTTAAAAGAATATAAGTATAATTTTTCTGTTAGTGTTGGTGGTTTTGAGGAAGTTAATCTTTTCGGTACTAAAAATGTAATTTACAATGAAAGATGGAGTTATTGGATTCATAATGCAATAAAACATGGATATGATATTACATTTTGTTATTTACAAGGAGGATCTCAAGACTATAAATCATTACTTGGATCTTGGGGATTAGATTTTAGATTAAAACTTGCACATTTTTACATTCCTTTTAATATTATATATGGTAGATATCTCATTTTACCTTTTAATGATGTTCCATTTACAGAAGTATTATATCACATGAAATTACCACATAATCCAAATATGAGTAGAAAAGAAGCACAAGTATATATTGATAAGTTTAAAACTGATGTACATAAACTTATATCAGAGTCTATTCCAAAAGATGGACAACATGAATTTGCTATATTCGACAAATATGGTGAGTATAATTAAAATAAAAATTATAAATAGATTAATTAATCTATTTATAAGTGTTTTAAAAATTTTTGTTAAAAAAAACTACTAATGCTTTTTTCAGTTTTACTAACGCCTTCTTTTACACTTGATGGTATATGTTGATTAATAGTCATTGGAATAGCTAATTCATTAGATGAGATTCCTGCAGTTGTTCCAATATGTACCAAAACAACATTACCACAGGTAAAAAATCCTCCCTTTTTATCAGAATCTACTTTAGATACTACTTGTTTTTGAGATTCACTTAAAGAATTATAAAGACTAGAGCTACCATGGGTCACTTCTCCTTTGTCGTAGAAAAAAACTTTTCTTTCTTTAAAAACGTTTTTAAAGAACTCAAAAGCCACATCGTGTCCTTCTTTTGTCTTTTCAAGTGAAACCCAGGATTTAGAATCAAGAAATTCTTGTATTCTTTCTAAACCAGATTTAAATGCAATCTGTCTGACAACACTATGTAATTGATCTTGCAATGATGTATTTAAGTTTGATAAATCAATTTTCCTGACAATTACTGATTTCTTTAATTTTTGAATTTTAACTTGATCCTCGGTATCTTCCATTTTTATTAAAAAATTTTTTTAATAAAAATGGTTTGTTATAACTCTGAAAAAAAGATAATCTATTTACACATACCTAAAACAGGTGGTATGACTATAGAACAAATATTAATTGATAATTATGGTTTTAAAAGATTTTCATTTGATGAATATGCTTATAGAATTACTAACAAAGAAGATGGATTGTTTAAAGATATTTTAAGTAAATCAAGGGAATCAAAGATTTATGATTTAATGTCTTTTGTTAAGTTTACTTTTGTTAGAAATCCTTACGATAGAGCTTTTTCAGGAATTAGATTTTTATCTGAAACATGTAGAAAAGAATTTCCTAATAATTTACATGAATTCAACGAAAGATGTATAACGGATTCATTTTTTTATGTTCATTTTATTATGTCACAAACTGACTCATTAAAAGATTTAAATAATGAACTTAAGTTTGACCACATAGGAAGATTTGAAAATTTTAGAGAAGACCTTGAAAATATTCTTTTTAATATTCTATCATTTGAAAGGAAAGACTTATCAAAATATCATGTAAATAAATCAGATCCAAAATTAATAGATTTTGATCATGAATTGGTTAAAGAACTAGTTGATGATTTGCAGAAAGAAGACTTTGTAAATTTTGGATATTAAAAATATCTTTTATCAGGAAAATCTTTTATTTTAGTTAATCCAGTTTTAAATGCTATTTGTTTTAAAACTTTATCTATTTTTTCACTTAACATATTAATCAATTCTGATAAATCAATTGTTGTATAAGTTGATGAATTTTCTACATCTTGTTCATTAAGCTTTTCCATTTTATAGTAAATAGTTATAATGAAAATGCATTTTCATTAGGATAATGAAATATAAAAAATTTATTTAAAAGTTATTTTCTTAAAAAGATGTTTGACTATACAAATATATATCCGCTTTTTAATGCTGCATTAGTTTTATATTTACCAATTGTTTTTGGTCTGAAATATTTTATTGATAACTACCTAGATTCTAATCAAAAACATTATCTTTCTGAATCATTAACTTTACCCTGGGCATCCTGGTGTTTTATGCTTTCAGTTTTTAGTATGTTTGGAACGTATCACACTGGTAAATATATACTATTCAATGATTCTAAGGTAAATTTATTTGAATCAGATGTTGAATTTTGGTACCATGCATTTATTGTTTCAAAACTACCTGAACTACTTGATACTATCTTTATTGTTTTAAGATCTAAACCTTTAGTTGCACTCCAGTGGTATCATCATTGGGCAACATTAGCTATTTGTTACTATGCAAGTTTTCCATTGTGTGATAAAGTCATTGTATTTTTCTTTTTAAATTACTTTGTTCATAGTTTTATGTACTTTTATTTTGGTATTTATTGTTTTGTCAAAGGTGCATTTTTAAGAAAGACATTTGGAGTATTTGTGAATATTATCCAAACTGCTCAAATGTTTTTTGCAATTGCTTATGGCTTTTATGAATATTATAATTTAGAGACAAATGGTGTATATTGTAAATATATACCTGATGGATATGAACGTATTATTGCATTTTATTCAGCTGTCGCAATGTATGTTTCTTATTTTGTATTATTTGTTCAAGTCTTCTATGAAAGATCTAAAAGACTGTCTAATCTTAAAAAAGATTAATTTTAAGTTTATGGGCTATAAGAACAATTGTTCTTATTTTTGAATTAATAGGTTATAATAAAATTTACGTTGAGAACTTTGAATTTATTATTGACATAATTTCCTGAGACCTTGTTTCGTGCATAGAATTTAAAATTTTATCAAAATTATCAGGAATTTTATTAGAACCTCTATCTATTAATATTTTGAAGATGTCAGTATTATGATTTTTAAATGCTTTATCTAGAGCCTTGTTAAGATCGATAATACTATAATCATTTTTTAAAACTAGTAGTTTAACAATATCTGTATACCCTTCATCTATACATAGAAAAAGACAAAAACTATTTAGATCTTTAATTTCATATTTTAATAAAAGATCGACAATATCTTTATTATTATTTTTACATGCTTTTAATAAACTTTCTTCATCATCTGCATCGACATCCAATAAATATTTAACACAATCAATATTATTATATTCACATGCAATTACTAATCCAGAATTTCTTATACAAGTTATTGGTTCACATTCTAATAATAGTTTAACAATATTAATTTTATTTCTTTTACAAGCTTCAACAAATCCAGAATTAAGATTAATACTACTCTTCATATAATTTAAAATGTTATTTACAGAATTTTCATAACCTAATCCACAAGCAGTAATAAAACTCTCATTAATATTAGATCCACATATAATCATGTAATTTGCAATATCAAAATGGTTATTCTCTGAAGCTTTTATAAAAATATCATTGAAATTACTAGCACCATATTCTACAAGAGTTTTGATAATATTTAAATTGTTTTTATTTTCAGCTAGTTCCATAAGTTCATCAAGATTATCAGCTCCTAATTCTAAATATTTAATAAAACTATTTCCATCGTTTTTATTAAAACTCTCAATTAAAAATTGGTTTACGTTTTCGTTTTCCTTATATTCTTCGATATTTATATTTTTAACATATGAAAATTCATTTCGAATGTCGCGAGCTAATCTTTTAATTTGACTCATTTTAAGATTAAATATTCTTATCTCATAGTTATCAGGTTTAACTCCAAAACCTGAATCAAAATCAGTCTTTATTGTAATGTAAAATACCATTCTGTCGAGATATACTTTTCCGGAAATATCAAATCCATTTTGATATGGAATAGATTGAAAAATATATTTTTGTATTTGGTTATACAAATTAAACTCTTTAATAAATGTATTTACTTCTTCATTATGAAGAGATATTAATGATAATAGGATTTTATCAGTTCTTAATGACAAACTTTCTGTGATATCAAACAATGAAATACCTTCATTAAGTCGTTCCATTTTTTCTTAAACTAAAGCTTTATTTTTACAATTTCTGTTCAAAAATTTTTCCGAAAAACATCGCCTATAGCTATGGGGAGACCCTATTTTTGACCCCCGAAGTAGTCTGTTCAACTGTACTCAGGACGCCTTGAAAACTTACGTGAAGGCCTAAAAATAAAATTTTGAACCCTATTTTTAACATTTTTTCCTTTAGATTTTGAAGAATTAAATGTAAATTTGAATTATTTTTGACACATAAAAAATAAATGTTAAAGTATTATATAGGAGAATTAAATTCGGTATGTTTAGTTTATAAATCTTTTAAAGTTAGAGAAAATGTGTTTGGATTTATTAAATTAGATTTAGAAGGTAATGATGTAGATAAATTTATTTTAGATCAAAATAAAAAATATGCAACTGTCTTTTATGAAGAAGAAACAAATGAATGTATAGTAAGAAATCTTTTTAAAAACAGTCTAGATGAAAAAAATTCATATTATATTGATGACTCTTCTTCCAATATGAGAATAAAAGATACTCTAAAAATAATACCTGCATTTATTGAAAAAGTAGGCAAGAATTTTTATGATCACTATCTAATCGAATACACTATTAATAATTTAATGTTAGATGGTGGCTTGGCTGACATTGAAATTGCAAGAAGAGTTCTAGATGAATATAAGGAAAAACTTGTTAATTTAAAATTAGAATCTAATCCAGATTCTGGATTAGTTGAGAATACTTCTTATGTAAATATATTCTTAAGAAATCTCTCATATGAAAACAAGAAAAATTCAATAAATAACAAGTAAAGTATAAGCTAATAAATTTATGAAGGGGTAAATTTATAGAAAATTGAAAAATTAAGAACGATTATTTTTAAAAAAATGTCATTCCTTACAGAAAATACCATTATTCCTACAATTAACGATTCTACATTTATTACTGAATCTGTCAGTGTAAATTTTGCAGTCGAAAACACTAATGAACCAGCTATCGATACAACAAATGAACAAGCTATCGATACAACAAATATTCTTTTAGAAGAAAGTGACGGCTGGAAAATCGTTACATCTAATAATGATAAAGTTTCAAAAAAGAAAACATCAAAAAAAGATGAAATAAAGAAGGTTCATGAAGTTGTTCCTTCTTGGCTTCAAAAAAAGAAACAGACGACTGAAACTCTTTCACCTAAAAAGCTTTTTGAGAAGAAAAACAGTCTTGATCTTCTCCGGGAACATATTGACATGATCCACAATGAAGTAATTTGGAATGCAGCTCGTTATTTAAAAACCCTTATCTTAAAGGGTGCAGAAAGTAACGCATACATGATGTACTATCCATCTGTTGAAATTACAAGTTATCTTCAGCCTAAAAATAAAACATTCTTTCATCAAGTAGTATCGCATAGGGATAAAGGTACTTCTACAAGAATTTCTCTTTTTGATTGGACTTTTCAAGGAAAGCATCTTTACATCTTTACAACTTCACCTTGGAGTCGTCAGGATGGAAGGATTAAAACACCTGTTGCAAAGAAAAGAGCTATTTATAATAAAATAGCTCAAGAAAATTCTATTCCATCAAAAGAAAGTCCAAATGCAATTATTCTATCTGATGAAGGTTTTACCAAATTAAGAAACCTTGCTTGGAATGATATTGCAACTGAATTTATGAAACTTCTTTTTTACGATGACTACTCTCTAGCAAGTGCTGCCGTTAGAGCAGTTGCAACTGAAAGAGTTCAGTTTTCAAAGAAAAGCTCAAAGAAAGAAGAAACCGAAATTGATTCTAAGGGTGAATATGAACAAAACTATTAACTTAAATCTCCCAAACCTAAATATTTTTACAGTAGTAAAAATAATAAGTAACAATATAATCATATAAATTTTCTCTTCAAGCATATTTAATTAATTGCTTGAAATCCGTGAAATCCAGCAACTTGATTGTAAGATCTTTCATAATCTCTATATGTATATACAGATCCTAATTTATTAGGATCAACACGACCTCCTCTTAACTCTTTCATTTTTCCTTCAATTTCAATCTTTTGACTTTTAATGCCATCATTTGACATTAAATCAGAAGCACTTATTGCAATAGAAGCAATTGTACTTGAAGCAGACCAAGAATCTCCATACAAAATATCCATACATATAGAACCACCTTCTGTAACCCTACCTGTTTGTCTTTCAAAAATAGGTGATATTACTCTTATTTTAGGAGGAGCAAATGGGTATACACTTGCTCCATCTGTAAAATAGAAAGCTACTAAAATACAAGGTATGTTATACTTTATAAGATCTTTTTCAAGTTCTGTACCAGATGATGGTTTTAAAAGCATTATAAGAGGTGATCGCCAATCATTAGGATTCATAAAACTCACACCCATAATTGTATCATGTCCGTTTTTAACACCATCTTTTAATCTCTGAATTTCTTTTATGAATCTACTAGATTCAATAACTTTAATACTATTTGATGGTTCACCTACTGGATTAATGTTTATTTTTATTATATTAAACTCAGGTCCGTGTGGTGAAGATGAATTATCTAAAGAATCAAAATTTGATGAAATAGAAAGTTTACCATTTAGGGTACTTGATAGTTCATCAACTTCTTTTGAAACATCATCTTCAGCTTTTATCGACTCATATATTTTTGGTGGTACGTAACGAATGCTTTTACCGTATGTTATTAAAGCATCTGATAATGAAGTATCAGATAGATATCCTTTATTGACCCAATAAATTCCACGAAGAATAATATCTTTTTCATTTTGAACATAACAAAAACCCTTACTTTTTACGTAACTATCATGGTTTAGTTTTTTACAATTAAATATTAAAATACATGTTGATATATCATCGTCTTCATCATTTTTATATGAACGGAATCGTGAAAATCCTCCTTCAGTACCATAACCAGATGCTGTTAAAATATTTTCTGTAAGATAAACACCATCACCGTGTGCATTACCATTTGTTTTAAAAATTGAGTCTTTTGACATTGATTTAATTCCATTTCTCATTATTGAATATACATTTTCAATGGGAGATCCATGAAATAAAATTCTACCTTCACCTTCCTCTAAATTATAAAAATTTCTTTCCGTTTCTTCATCATGGGATACTGTGAATAAAAATCCTTTGCCAGATAAGGATTGTATATTAATAGATTTAAATGAAATAGTATTTGTAAATATAAAGAAATACAAAAGCTTCACAAATTTATCACCAATAGGAGTTGCAGTTGACATAATTTGTACCATTTCAATATCTCTGTTAAAGCGCATCTTGCCATCCATAAAAAAGAATGCAAGAAATGCTTCTGTATTAGCAGTCATATAATCAACGAAGAATTTTATCTCATCTTTTGTTATCTCTTCATTATATATTATTGGAAAATATACTATAGGATTTGGAACCATTCGTGTATCTTTACGATCAATTGTTGCAAATGCTTTTCTAACAGAATGAAGAGTAAATCTTACTTTGTTAAGATCACCGCATAGAATTGTACAAAAAGAGTCTTGTAAAATATATTCATTACAATTTCTTGTAAACAACTCAGAATATTCGACAATGCTTGCCATTTTAATAGTATAAAATAATCAATTTATTTTCATTTTTATGAAAATAATACTCACCTCAAGTATTTCTTAAATTTAGGTTAAAATACAACTAAAATACTACACAATTAAAAATCAATCTTCTCAAAGTTCTCAAAACTTTTTTTATCAAATTTTTTATTAAGGGTATTTGAAAAAACTACATCATCGGTGATTTGAAAATCATTCTCATTTAAAATCATTTCCCTCCATTTTGAAAACATTCTTCTAAATCCGTATGATGTTTTAAAATTACATTCGTCATCTTTTGTAATCCATCTTAATTCATCAGATTCTGCAAGATCAATTACACATTTTGAATCTGATGGTACTCTGATAAGAAATCTAATATCATAATGTTTATGTTCAGGAATCCCTTTATATTCAGGAATTGTATGAACATCAATGTCAAATATCTCAGGATTAAACTCTAAATCTGTAATTCCAGATTCCTCCATTGTTTCTTTTATAGCAACCCTAAGAATATTAGAATCACCATCACAATGACCACCAAGCTGAAGAAACATTCCTAACTTTTTATGTAAAGTTATTAGAGCTTTTGATCCATCCCAATTAGTAACCCATGCACTACCAGTGAAATGACCTTTTAAATTGCTTCTTTCAAAACAGTTTACATCTTCATTTATAAAATTAAGGATTTGTTCCTTGTATAATTGCTCTTCATCAGATGTTGGTGTATATCTCTTTAGATGATTTACTAAATCATAATTATAATAATTAAATAAGTATAATCTATCGTTAATTATAGATTGTTGAAGGGATTTATTATTTTCTTCCATTTCTTACATCTCAATAATTATTTTTTCATTTTTATATTTCTACCTAACATAATTTTATACTAACTATAGAGATTTAAATTTTTATATCTTAAATAAGATATAATTATATTTTTATTATTGACCGAATGTGATATATAATTAAAATTCACCGCTAATGTTTTCATTTTCCTTTATAGCTTTAATGTTTTCTTTGTATACATCATTTTGAAAATCATCAGTTGGTATAAAATCACATTTTATATTAAGACCAATAGCTGACATTTGATGAATAAAAACCTTATAAATTCTTGGTTCTTTGACAGAAACTAGAGATCCTGAGGTTCGACATACAGAACAAATATTTCGGTGAAGATTAGAAATAGCTGAGTTATTTTTACAATAGATACAAAAGACATCAACAAATCCATCAGAACCCTCCATAAATCTATCGTATAAGGTTTCTGATCCTCCTGAAGATATAAGACTATCACGTTCCATTTCACCCATACGTGCACCACCACCATTCTTTTTGCCTTCTACAGGTTGATGTGTAATTGGTTTAATTGGTCCAGTTGCACGAGATTGTTTCTTATCTTCAACTTGATGTCTTAAAAACTGATAGGCAACAATACCAATAAATACTTGGAATGGAAGACCGGTTGAATGATCAATCATAATTTCACCATCAGAGTGACATAAAAACTCATTAGCATTACAATCTAAATGTTCATCTAGTAGTTTGTTACTATATAAAGAATCATTATAGTATTCCATATCCAGATGATGAAAGTTAGATGCATTTACTTTTTCCTGTAGATAAACTGCAGCTTTTGCAGTAATAACTTCCTTAATAAGACCACATGTCATACGACTAGGAAAAGAAGCAGGATTAAAAACAATTTCAACCCTCAACCCTGCATTAGGTCCTGCTAAAACATATGGCATTAAATTATCATCAACAATTCTTAACCTTTCATCACCATCATTTATCATACCTTCAACAAGATCAGCAATTGTACCTTTTTGTGAGAAACGAGCTGCTAATTTATCACCTGGTTGTTGATATCTCACTTGAACAAGTTTAATATAGATAGTTCTAAATGCTCCTTCTGAACCTTCAGAACCTACAATTTGAATTGACGAGACCAAACCATCTTCACCAATACCTGCAAAATAAGACGAATCTATTTTTTTAGGGCTTTCGGAATAACTCTTTGTCCTTCCAACAATACAATCTTTAACTTTAATATAAGATCCAAGCTTTGGAAGACCATATCCATCCAAATGTCTATACTCTGTTTTAGTTTTAATATTTCCCATTTCATCTATTGGTCTACAAACAATTTCTGTGCATCCATTAATACTTGTTTCAATTATTTTAATGGTTATTTCTTTAACATACCTTCCAAATTTTTTGATACAGTTCACAGAAATAATAACTGGATCTTCAAAAGTTTTTCTGTGTGCTAAAACACCAAATATAAAATTTTGTGTCGTTGGCATTGTAATCTGAGAATATGGTAGTTCAGCAATAGTTTCAAATGAATGTTCTGTAGGAGCTATTAGTCTCTTTGTAGTTGTTTCATATCTTCTATACCATACAGAATTTCCAACACCTAAAGCTTGAGTTCCCATAGAACATTGATAAGACCAACGTGGACCAGGATTTGAGTCAGCTTTTGGTACAAAGTTTGCAATAACTGAAAATGCAGCATTAGGATCAATTAGACAATGTGTAAACCTAAAAGTTGTATTAATATACTTTCTAATGTTTAACATGATTCTTTTGTTTCCAAATAGCGGAATCATTTCTTTCATTGAAGATAACATTTCAAAATAGTTTTGATTATCAAGATTTATTTTATTAAGTTCATCAATTGATCTTCTGATACTAATAATATGAAGATCACATTCATTTTTTTCTAATCCATCATTTATATATTTTTCTTCATCATATTTTTGATATGTTGTTATATATGAAGGAATATACTCATTAATCTTCACACTAGTTAATTCAAAAACATTATTATCACCTTCAAAAAACACTTCTGTAATAACTTTATATTCATTATTAATTTTGACAAAATATTTATCAATAATTAATGATGGGTCTATCCAATTATTATCACATCTGTAGTATAGATTTTTATTATCTGTACTACTTGATACAATCGTTGGTCTTTCAAGATCGATAAAATCTACAATCTTTAAATCTTCATTAACGTAACTATAACCTCTATATTCTGGGTATTCAAAGTAATGAATCTTATAAGCAATATCACCAATATAAACATTGTCGCCATCAGTCTCCTCATCTGAGGTTTTTGTAACAAATCGATATTCATCATCATATTTATAAAGTAGATAATAGCCGTCTCTTAATATTGGATCAGCAGGTTTTACGAGTTTAAAATATTTAATGCTAGGACTTCGAAGTTGTGATTTTTGAAAAGTATAGGTTCCATAATATGTGATACCATCTTGAACGAAAGTAAGAGAGTCTTCAACTGGGGGCTTTTCTGTAAATTCAAGATCAAAACTATTCCCTCTAATGATAACAACACTCATATCTTCATTTTTGAAGTATTTAGATTCATCTTTGTATATTGAACTATTCAATGAATTAAAATCTATCTTATTTAAAAATTTTCTAAGTTTGGAGAAATTTCTAGCTTCTTCAATACTTCTGGCCATTAGTATAGTGTCCATTTCTTTTGAATCAATAAGATCTACAGAACCTTCATTATATAGTTTCTCAATGTAAACATTTGAATTTTGTAGATCTCTATTAGAAAAATATTTCCATGACTCAGATTTATCAATTTTAAGATCACTATCTTCATCTACTACAAGTAACGGAGCCATTAAACGTCCAGAATCATCAAAATACTGAACTGAAGAGTCTTTAGTGTTAAAGTAAATACATGAATCATATGGAAGTTCACCATTACGTCTCTTATTTTTCAAAAATTCCAATATTTTTGGACCATCAGTCCAAACTACTGTTGGATAAAAGGTATCTTTATTATCATAATCAATAACATTACCATTAAACATAAGAGAGAATGAATATTTTGTACTTCTTTTTAAAGATATGAACTCTGTAACGTTTGAAGTTAACATTTCATATATCTCACTGAATGATTTTGGTAGCATTGTAACAATCTTGTTTCCAGTCCAATGAATACAAGTAAATTGGTTATAACTTCCATCAATTGTTACAATACAAATTTCATCAACTATTTCAACAGTTCCTTTTTGACCAACAACTAAACGAATATCTTCTACAAATAACTCTGAAATATAAAGCTCATTGTATGATCCATTTGAATACATAACATATGAAAATTGAGGATTTGTTCCAGGTTTTTTAAACATAATTCTTAACTTGCAATCATCAGTTTTATGTAATGATGAATATGAATTATATGATGGATTTTTTGTTATTTTAGTCACAATGTCAAATTGAGGAAGTAAATAATCTGGTAGACATATATATATATTTCCACCAGTGTATGTCTGGAATGAAAATTGTCTAGGTTGATGTGTAGGTATCATAAATTTAATAAGGATATTCTCAAGGTCTCCATCAATGAAATAAATAGCTTCATTTGCTTTAAATTGCGATTTAAAAAGATCGATAATTCTTAAAGAAAAGAAAATATTATTTGGAGAAATATTTGTATGATCTGTGCCATGGTGAACAAATTGGGTATTACCAGATAAATTTGAAGTTGCTAAACGATATTTAAAAACATTTGTTTTAACTGTGCTAAAGTATAAAATATTAGGTTCAAATAAGTCATTAAAAACTTGTTTTCTGTTTAAAGCATATTCCTGATTATGAGATATATAAGACAATGCTGATTTTTCCTTACTTAAACCACAACTTTCACCCTCAGGAGTTTTAGGTGGACATACTATAGGAAATTGTGTTTGATCAACTTTACGAAGAGTTAATGAGTTAGTTCTAGTATCAACTTGATTATCAATCTTATCCCTTTCAGCAATTGCAGCGTTTAATGTTTCACATTTTCTTGCTTCTACAATAGTCTCTTTTCTGTCACTCTTACCAAAATTGAATCCCACATTATCAGGTTTATCCGAAATAATTGCATTAACAAGAGTTGTTCTAACATATGATGTTATCTGTCTAACAAGTGAATCAACTTTTTTCATATCCCACCCATCTCTACCATCAAAATCTCTTCTTAATAGTCCACAAAGAATAGTTTGACATGTAACAAATGCTAGATTTGCAATTTTACCACTATATGTCTTACACTGATTGAATAGTTCATCAGGAACACTATGACAAGCGGTTATAAGTGCAAATTTATTTGCATCATCCTCTTTACTAAAACTTGAGTTTACATTGTTTAATTTATCAATAATATATGACTGAACCTTTTTATCATCTACATCCATAGATCCACTCTGTGTGAATGTTGTAAATAACTCAATAAATTTTGATTTTGATGGTTTTAAATATGCCACAACTGCATCATGGAGTTCAGGTGTAGCAAAACTTGCAATTAGTTCTTCAAAATAGTTTAACTTAAAAGTTGCTTTGTTAGCTTCTTTTGTATTATGTGCGAAATATAAAAGATAAAATGTAAGGTATAGAGGATAATGTTTTCCTTTAAGATGTGGAAATAAAATTTTAATACAAGGTCTGTGTGATCCAATTCTAACTCTTACCAGTGAAGTTAATGAATTATCCATGCATGTAATACGAGTTTCTATAGTTGGATTTTCACCTTTTGTCATAAATGTAAGGTAGCAATTAGTTCGAAGTTTCTCATCAAGAATAACAGATTTCTCAGCTCCCTTATGAAGAATATATGCACCAGGTGATGCTGGACATTCACAAAGAAACATCTTCCATTCATCTAGTGTTCTAAACTCATCTGGTTTAACGGATGTAATGCATCTATTTGAGCCAACTAAAACATGAAATGAACCTATTTTACGTGTTTTCACTTTATCATCAATTAAACCTTGAGTTTGTGTAGAATATGAACCCGTTTGAGTTATATTTTTTATCTCTACATAATCAATCCATACCTCTGCTTTATATGTAGTTCCAGTCATTTTAGAAGTAAATGGTGTCATAAGACTATTTCCATCTTCAGATGTAACTTGTGGAAATTTTATATCTACTCCCTTAACTTTAATTCTATTGCCATCCTTAGTGTCAAAATTACGAACAAGTATTCCGGGGATAATAGTATCAATCATATGATTGTACTCATTCACTGCACAACTTCTGTTGTAATGTAAAGCCATTTGATATGCTTTATTCTCATCAGTCAATTTAAGATCTAATGAAGGCATAATTCTCGTTTGCATTCTTTGTGTGTCAAACTGCATTTTTACTTTTATTTTCTAATAAAAATCAATTATTTCTTTGAAAAACAAAAATACGCTATGTTAAAATATCTAAAATAATTATCGGTAACATGAAAAATCAAAATAAAAAATAAATTGGTACCATAAAATGACATGTTATGGTTTTATTGCAAAAAAGAGAGACAAAATTATCCTTGTTTATAAAGAAAATGGAGTTTTATCTTTTCCAAAAGGATCTTTTGAAAGATCAAAAGATAAAACTTACATGGACTGTGCTAGAAGAGAATTTGTTGAAGAAACAACATTAACAGGATTTGAATTCAGTTATAATCCTGAACTTTATATTGAATATACAGATAGGGGAACAGTATCTTGTTCTTATTTTAGATGCTTAATTGATGACGATCAAGATTTTGAAATAAAACAAAGACCTATTGATGATGAAATTGTAGGTTACAGATGGTTTACAATTGAAGAAATAGAAGCTATTCCTAACGATAAATTTTTGGAAAGAAGGAAGAAAATTGCTATAGATTTTTTATTAGATTTAAATGTTGAAAACTTAATCAATAGAAGTTTTATCTTAAGTTCATCTGAAAGAATAAGAATAAGCAAAGCATGTAATAAACTTTTAAGACACCATCTTCATGAATTTAAAACTGCTACTTCAGATGGTTTTGTAGAAATATCTGAATTATTTAGTAAACTTGATTTTATAGTCTCTATTGAAAAGTTAAAGGAAGTTGTAGAACTATGTGAAAAACAACGGCTTAAAATTGTTGACAATAGAATTAGATCCAATCAAGGACATTCATCTGGAAATATAGAAGAAGATAAAATATTTGAAGAAATTACTACACCAATAACTGAATGTTACCATGCAACTACAAAGAAAAATTTAAATTTTATTTTAAAAGATGGTTTAAGTATTATGGGAAGGACACATATTCATTTTGCATCAGATGATATACTTTTAAGAAAAAATAGACCAATACTAATTAAAGTGAAAATGTAAGAAGCTATGAACAGTGGTATTAAGTTTTATAGAAGTGATAATAATGTTATATTAACATCTGGTATAAATGGTGTTTTACCTCCAGAATTTATTACCGTACATGAAACTAAAAGGGCTAAAAAATAAAATTCTTATTACAAAAGAGATTCTCTTTTAACTCCAAGTCCAAATAAGTTTTACATGAAAATTTTATTTATAAGTATTAAGTTTAATACTTAGGAACTGTTTGTAATTTCTTCAATTTAATTTTTAAAATTGTCCCAAAATTATGAAATTGATAAAATTTAAGTAATAAAAGTTAAAAATGGCTCTGTTATATAAAGAAGCTAAAGTTCAAAATCTTGTATACTCAGGTAAACTGGAGGAATTATACAAGATAAAGGTAAATCTAAAGAAAAATCAACGTAAGTACAATGAGGATCTTAGGTTATTTATAGCGGAACTTTTTTTTCTTCTTCATTACATTAAACCAGAAGAAAAAAAAGTAAACAGAATAGTTTACATAGGAGCTTCACCTGGGTTTCATTTATGTAAACTTATAAAAATGTTTCCAGATCTTAAGTTTGATCTTTATGATGATCAAGATATTCATCCTGATCTCTATCAAATTTCACTCGATAACAGTGAGCAAGTTATTTTTTATAAAGAAAGGTTTACAATAGAAACATGTGAACGATACAATACAACAGTTGAGAATATTTATCTTTTAACTGATCACCGTGAACCAAGGTATATGAAAGATCCTATTTTTAAAAAGGATGAAGATGGTAACTTATTAAGAGAAGCTTTTCAAAATGAAAAAGAAAATTCTTATACTGACGACATGAATTTACAACGTGAAATCTGTAAAAAATTAAAACCTCTAATTGCTTATTTAAGATTTAGACCTCCACATTATTATGAAGAAAATTCATCTCAAAATGCATCACTTGAATATTTTAAAGGAGATGTTATTTTAATGATATATAATGATTACAAAAGTACAGAGTCAAGACTAATAGTCACTAATTTTGATGATGATAAATTTCTTTGGAACTACAAATCCTATCAATATCGTTTAAACTATTTTAATGATGTTGTTAGAGAATCTTTATTAGCAAATCCATTCACAAATGATCAAACACCTCTTAAAAATCAACTGGGTAATAAATTTGAGACTGTAATGCTTATTTATCTTTTAAAATGCTATTTTGAACTACAGGGTATTACAAATATTAAATCAGATTCTGTTATATCATTTTATACAGGATTTGTTATTGTTGAAACTTGTAGTAGCATACCTGGTATGATACAGAATTGTGATATCAATGAAAATGCATATAGTTCTACAGAAGATGATGTTTTTCAAGATGAAATTTATGTTATAGATGAATTATATTAGCTTATAAATTATTTAGAACACTAAATTAATATTTCAATTGAAATATTAATATTTAATTAAAGAATTTTATTTCATTTCATGAGCTCTTCTATCACTTTGTAAGAAACATTCTGTATAACTTCAGGTGTATATCCCCCTTCTAATACATAAACCAAAGGAACATTATATGACTTTAAATGCTTAGTAGCTCTAACATAAAAATTATCTGTTAAATTCATTCCTTCCAAAGCATCATCTCTATGTGCGTCTAATCCATTTGATATTAAGATTAAATCAGGGTTAAAATTTTTTATCCATTCATCAATATCTGTTTCTATAATACTCATATAGTATGTATCAGTATAAGTTAATCTTTCTTCATGATTATTAAGAAAAAGAGCAATATTTTTTGTGTTTTCACTATTATTATATTTAGAACCTGTTCCAGGATATACACGATAACCATCAACACCATAACCATGTATTGAGACAAAGAATATTCCATTTTTACCATTAACTAAGTTTTCGGTTCCATTTCCATGATGGAAATCCCAATCTAATATAAATATTCTTTGAAATCCTTTTGTTTTTGCATAAGTTGCCATAGTAAATACATTATTAATAGGACAAAATCCCGAACTTTTGTTATAACAATGATGACCAGGAGGCCTAACTAAAAGATAATGATTTTTTTGTTCAGATGTAATGTTATCAATTGCAGCTTTTAAGTTAGATACCAAATCAAGTAGACATTTTTTGATATTAACGGTACAATATGTATCCTTATCAAGATACCAATAATAATCCTTCGATGAACATTCAGGACAAATTGAATTTGTTCTCAAAGAATATTCTGTATAACAGGTTTTATCATTAATATAATTTTTACATATAACATCATCCGGAACATTAAAGTCATTTAATATATCTCTTCCATGTGCATTACTAACTATTTGAATGAAATCATCATCTGAAATATCTAAAGCATTTATAAATAAATTTTTTGGAAGTTTATTCCTTAAATATTTCTCTGGTAATACAACCCTTAATTTATTCTCAAAATGTTCTTCTTTGTTATGCTCTTCTGAAGAAGTAAAATATACAAGTACCATTTTCTGTAAATTTTTGGTTTTAATTTTCATTTTAATCATTGTTTTTAACAAAAATTGCGAAAAAACATCGCCTATAGCTATGGGGAGACCCTATTTTTGACCCCCGAAGTAGTTGGTTCAACTGTTGTCAGGACGCCTTGAAAACATACGTGGAGGCCTAAAAATAAAATTTTTGGCCCTATTTTTAACATTTTTTTGTTTGATTTTTGTTCATTTTTCCTTGTTTTCTTCAAAAAATGAACAAAAAATTCCTCCGAAAAACATCGCCTATAGCTATGGGGAGACCCTATTTTTGACCCCCGAAGTAGTTGGTTCAACTGTTGTCAGGACGCCTTGAAAACATACGCGGAGGGTTAAAAATAAAATTTTTGACCCTATTTTTCAAAGAATTTTTATCGATTTTTCTTCAAAATTCAATACAAACTTTAAAAAATTATCAACAAAAATATTATATACAAAATGACAACTAAACTGAGAATTATATTGTCAGGTGGTGGTGTAAAAGGAATCTTCCAAATTGGTGTTCTTTCTGAAATTTTTAATGATTCCAAATTTGAAGTGGATCGCGTCTATGGATGTTCTGTAGGTGCTATAATGTCACCATTTGTAGCAAATAAAGATTTGAAACCTTTAATAAAATTGTTTAGTGATGTTAAATCTGTTACAGACATTTTTGAACCCCATACTTTCCTTGGAATTCAAATTACAAATAAATTTTTCATCTCTATGTTTGCATTTTTTAACAATGGGGCTTATAAAAAAGTAAAGATTATAGATAAAACATGGAGCCTACTTTCAAAAGAACAAATCGAAATTGCAAATAAAAAATGCTATGTTGTTGCATATGATATTTTAAATGATAATGAAGAATGGTTTACTGATGATGAATTATACAATGGTATCAAATATTCTTCTGCATTATGGTTGGCAGTACCTCCAATTAAAAGTAAAGATGGTAAATCATTATATTCAGATGGAGGTACTGTTGATTTATTTCCAGTTGATTACATATTAAATAATGAATTAAAAGATAACTTTGATGGATTATATTTATTTATTGATTGTGATACAAGGATGAGACAAAAAAATTCACATCCTACAAATGCTATCGAGATGATGTCAAAATTACATGATGCTGCTTTATCAAGACTAAGTGAATCTGAACTTTTAGATCTATCTACAGCTCTTAAAGATAAATTTTTAATTATAAAACCAGATATAAACCATCTATCTAATGCATTAGATATTGATTCTTTGAGAATGAAAAATGCATTTGATCATGGTGTAAGTAAAGGTAAAGAATTTTTAGAAAAATACAATAATTAAACATTTAATAAACGATAAAAGATAAATTTATCTTTTTGATTTTAATAATTAAATGTTATTCAAAAGAAGTTTGTTAAGATATTTAATAATCTCTTGGTTTTTTGAGATTTTAGATGGACAAATAAATAGGAATTATACAATAACTAGAGATCTTATTGAAGAATTTACTAAAAATACCCCAAAGAGTAACAATATATTGAGTTGTTTAGACCTTCACTTTTAGATAAATTTATAATTTAAGATGAAGGGTTACTTTTTTATCCAAATCTAATTTATTAATCATGATATCATTAGAACATGTTAATATAGTTACAACTTTTTTAGAAATATCAATATTTGAGTTGAGAATTGTTAATAATTCTCTTGTTTTAGATTGTATAACACCAGTTGTAGAATAATCAAATATTGTTTCAATAGAATCGATAACAAATAGAAAACTTTCCGAATTTATACCTTCTTGAAATAAATTCCAAATATTACACTTTTCATTCATAACTTTTTCAGGTGTTATAAATTTAATATGTGAAAAGTTATTCATAATGTATTTAATAGCATGAGCTACAAGTTTTGTTTTACCACTAAATGTTGGACCTGAAATAAGGACTGTGAAATTACGACATCTTGATTTTAAAATTCCACCTTCAAAATAAGAAGCAATTGATTCTAAAACATTGTTATAAACATTTCTAAACTCTTCATTAGATAAATCTATTTCTACAGAAGTTATTAACTCAATTTCTTTATTAACAGAACCCATTACAGGATTTGTTTCTTTAATTGCCATTATAAAGTCATCCATTTTTATAACAATTGAATCTAAGGGTAATCTTCTCATTGTTTTTGGATCTATTAATTTTGCCAATTGGTAAGTAGCTGCTTTATCTATAACAGACTTAATTTCAGCACCTGAAAAATTGTTTGTAATGTTTGCAAGTTCTTCAATATTAACGTCATGATGTAAATTATTAAATCTTAAAAGTTTTTCTGTGTGGATTTCAAAAATTCTTTTTCTTCCTTCCCTGTTAGGAATATCTATTTTAATGTGTAGATCAATACGTCCAGAACGTAATAGTGCAGGATCAATTGAACTTTTCATGTTTGTTGTAGCAATAATTAAAATATTATTAAGTTCGTCAAGACCATCAATTTTAGTTAAAAGTTGATTGACTGTTTCACTACCTGATCCTGTAGAAGATTCACCGCTAGATCTAATTCTAGCAATAGCATCAAATTCATCAAAAACTATAATATGTAAACCATTTTGTTTTGTTTTCATATCGTCTTCCGCTTTTTTGAATAGATTTCTAATACTATGAGCAGTCTCTCCTATATATTTATTAAGAAGTTCTGGTCCATTAACAACTTGAAATGATTTCGCTTTTAATGCCTTTGATATTTTTTTTGCTATTAAAGTTTTTCCTGTTCCTGGAGGTCCATATAATAATATTCCTTTAGGAGGTTTAATACCCATATTCTTAGACTCTTTTGAAAGAATTCTTGAAGAAAAAGCTACTCTAAAAATAGTTTTGATCTGTTCATCTAAACCTCCAATTTGTAAATCATCAAAGTTAAAATCAGAACTAAAGAGTTCATCATCTATAGTATCATTTGAAGTAGTTTTTGTTTCATCGTGAAAAACAGGTGAATTATCAGTCTCTATTTCTTTCGTCTTAAACCTGTTATTTAAAGATGATATGTCATCCTTTAATTTTGACATATTATCCTTTAATGATGATACTTTACTCAGCGTATCTTCTATTAAATCTTTTGAATAGATATTTTGTTTTGTTTTATCTATTATGTATTCATAAGGATATTCAAAATCTGTTTTTATAAAAATAGAAATATGGTTTCCAACAAATGTATAAAAATCTGAAATATTGGTACAAACAAATGAATATAGATATTTACCTGCATGATAATATCTAAGACCGTCACAAATTGGAATCAAATGAAAATCTTCTTTTAAATTTTTAAAATCATCACTAATCTCCTGTGGAGATGGAATTAATGACCCTATAATAGCAGCATTAATATACAAATGTTGTTTATCCATTATAAGATTATAAGTAGGAGAAATAGTTACATTTTGATCAAATTTTAAATCTAAAAATTCCATTACAAATATTGATACATAAACAAAATCTTTTTCAACTGTTTCATCATAAAATGTTTTTAAAAATACATTTTTATTACCATTAGATATTTCAATATGTTCTGCTATTGGATTATTAAGTCGAGCACAATTTATAAAAATAGAAGAATCATCTGATTTTCTGACTTTATACATTTTTTAAAAAATGTATATCTTAATTTCATTTTATTTTTATATATTTCAAAATAAAGTCTAATGAAAAAGATTATAAATTATTTATAGGTCTTGATTTCAATTTATTTTTTACTTTTCAATTTTGAAAGATAACAAAATTGATTTATTCAAGTAAAAATTTGATTAAAAATGAGAGTCTTACAACCTATTATATATTCTGCCGAAGCTTTGATGTATTTTACTTCGTTGTTAAAATTAGAAACCCCGGATTATAATTTTATTCTTAAATCTGTCGATACAATTATATCAGATTCAAAAATACAAAGATATCAAAATTCTAATTTTAATGATGGACCTCTCTCAAATGTTGGAACTGTATTAATAGAAAATTATGCAGAACTGTTTCAAGAAGCTTACCTAACAGGTATTGACTCATCAATCTTCAAGGGTAATAAAAAATCAAAACGTAAACTAGATAAAAAAGTAAAATTAGATTCATACGACCATTTCTCTATTCGAAATTTTGGAACAATAGTTAACTCTCCAATATTAAAAACAGACTTTGCTGAAAAATTAAATGATAAGACTTTATATGAACATATGGTTGATTTTATTGATCTTTGTGTTAGAAGGTTGGAAAATGATGAAAATTCAGGAATTACATATGATTATATTTTTATCATTGCACGATATGCTGTTGATATTAAAACCTTACAAGAAAAAAGTGATCAATACAACTACTTACAATAAAATACTTATTACATAAATATATCCAATAGGATATATTAAAGAATAAATTATTCAAAGAAATCAAATGGTTCGTCAAAAACAATAGATTGTACTGAATAATCTTGAATAATATTTATAGTGGGTTTAATTTGAAACCATTTTTTAATAAATTTAGAATAAATCATACTATGATTTCCACCTGCATGTACTATTGTATTTTTTGAAATATTAAAAGACTCATCTTGACATCTATCAGGTCCTCTCTCTATTTTTGTAAAAGTCTGTAAATATCGAAGTAAAAAGTATACATCCATATTTATGTTTACAAATGCATCAAAAATATTATTCATTTCGTTATAACACTCAAGTAACAATTCTGTAAATCTATTAATATCAAAGTTAATAATCTTTTTAGATGTTTTGCTAATTTTTTTAATATATTCGATTCTGTATTCGTTAAACTTTTCACTTTCAAGTGTATATGCTGTTTCTAATGTTACAATTTTATAAGCATTTTCAAAAATCTTTTTACCTTCTCTAATAGTATTTTTTGCAATATTCTTAGCCTTATCATTAAAAATATTAGAAGTTCTATTTTCCGCTCCAAAATTTATTTCTAAATTTAATTTATCTAATCCACCTAAATATTGTAAAGCCATATACCAGTTGTATATTCTTTTACCATTAACTTTAGTTGTTTTGTTTAAATAATCTCTCATAAGTTTTATATTCTTTTTTATATCAAGATTTCTATACACCATATGTTGATATAATTTAATAAATGGTGCTCTTAAATCATTTGAAATCATTCTAAGATCAATTAAATGATATCTTACTGAAGATGAAAAACATTTACCTTCAGCACCTGGAATACAACCATCAAATGTAGATGCAACAGATGAGATTGGTTCTGTATATTCTGATATTTTTGTTTGCTTAAAATTTTTCACCATTAATCTTGTCTTTCTACCAATTTCAAGATAAATATCAAGACATTCAGGTGCAGTTTTTGAAAGTCGATATAACCACATGTGGAGATCAAATGTTGTTGGATCTTTATCTTCATATTTAAGATATTTATTAGAATGGAACTCACCAAGTATTAATATTCGTCTGTTTGAATTTTCTCCAAAATCTTTATAAAATGTTAAAGTATTAGGACCGTATAGTTTTGTCATGATTCTTGGATTTCCAAATATTTTAAAACTATCATTAATATGTTTAGTAAATATTGGATCAATAATTTCTTTTTTAATATTTGATACTAGTTTTGATATACCATGAATTTTACTATTCACATTTCCATTTCCAATCAAATGAAATCTTGTTTTAATAGAATGTTCTCCTAAAGAATCTGTATAATAGCTACTATCTTGATGTAAAATTACTCTATAAATATTTTTTTCTTGAGTATCTAAAATTTCAGAAACCATGCTGAAATTTTTAATGTACAAATTGAAAGCAGTATAGCTATCTGGTTTTCCATTTTTATGGACAAATCTATAATGAAAAACAAAAGGATCTTTTACAAAATTAGATTTGTAACAGATATCTTCTAAATTATTTAGTCCATTTGGTAAAGTAAGAAAATGTTCACATTCATCTTCAAAAAAACTTTTTTTGTATTCGACGAACTTTTGTAGAATTTCATTGACACTATCCATTAAGTTTTTTACACCAAAAAATGCAAAAGTTGGTCCAGAATATGTTGTCTTTGTATTTGTAAGGAGTGAGAATGGATACTCTCCAACACATACTACATGATTAGATTTAAATATTTTTAAGAAATTTAAGACGTATCCATCATCATTCTCTACATTTATCAACCTAAATGGATAATATGATTCTTTAAATGATATTATATCTTTCGATGGGTATATTCGTTTGATATCACCTCTACGAATATATCCTGGATCTTTATATGATGGAAGATCATTTGTTACATACCAATTTTTTATATCTTCAATAACGGTTTTATTAAATGTATTATTTACTTGTTCATTTGGGTTTGTAGTTATAAATTCAACATTATCTAAACTATTTTCTACATTTTTAGGTCTGTAATTTTCATAATCACTAGGATCACTTTTATCACACTCTCTAAAATTTAACAGTTTATAATATAAAACAAGACAACCTTCAAGTTTCTCAACTAAACGGAAATCTGTAACAAAGTTATCTCTAAAATATTCTAGAAAAGGCATTTTAATACTAAATCCGCGCATGTAGTATTTAAATTTACGATATGGATAACTTGGTGACATTCTTTCAAAATTAATTGTATTAACTTGATTAACTATGGAATAATAACCCCTTTCTGTAGTGTATATTTTTAATCCATCCAATGTAGTTAAAATACACGTACAATCGATATCAAAACCATGAATTATTTCAGAAGGACTACTATACAACCTTTTGATTATTTGAATTTTATTAGTTCTACCTTCTATTTCCATATCAAAGGATACCGCACCAGAACTTTCTCTAATATTAGAGATATATAAATTGTCATATTCATTATTAGCTTTATTAGCAATCATAGATAAAATCTCCTTTACAGAATCCATATTAATTTCAGTTTCCTCTGTAGAAGCAATGAATAGATCAATATCTTTAGAAGCAATATTAATGTCACACTTGCTAGAAAAATAATAACTTAAAGCCATACCACCACATATAAAAATGTTATAAATATAATTTTCAAATAATCCAAGTAGTGAATTAAAAATACTCTTATAATTTAATTCATATGGTACTTCTATTTTAGGTGCGTATAAAATTTCAGTATCTGGAGTTGTATCCCTACTATCTATACAATAGTCTGTAATATCTATAAGATGATCAAAACCCTTTAAATTACGATGTAATCTTTCTTTATTATATATTTCAAGATATAATGGATTATATCCATATGGATTTTCATTTTCTTCAATATATTTTTTTCGTTCTTCTGGTGATAAATCAAATATCATTTTTATACCAAAATTATTAATTAATAATTTTTAGGTCTATTTATAATTTCCTATATTTCTTGTATCAATTGAAAAAATATAAAAATAGATTTCAAAAATGAATTCTATTAAATCAGATATTTTATCGGGTAATGAAATAAAAAACAGAATGCCAGATTATGATAATATGACAATTGATGAAGTTAATGCTTGCAAAATCAAATTTAGAGTCAAATTTAATGAACTTTCAAAGTTATACGCAGAATGGTCAATTAATCATCCACTTTTTGAAGAAGAATCTTTACCTCAAATTCATCTAAAATATGAAGAAATAATTGATACTATTCTTAAATATAATGAAATGAAATCTAGGAAAGCAGTTGAAGAAGATTTTAAAGCTTTAAACAAAAAGACAAATTCTTTTTTTAATGATAATCAGATTACATTTGATTATACAAAAGGCTTTCTTAAACAAGTTCCTCTTCATCATATTCTTTCGATAAATAGTGGACTTATCGGTACTAATACTTTCATTAATTCACTAAAAGAAAAATTTAATTCAAAAGAAGAACCATATGAAGATAAACAGTTAATGCTTGGTGTGATCTTGTGGTTAAAAATATCTGTAATGTTCCCATCAAGTTTTCTTCTAAAAGATTTTTTAGAAAGAAAACTTTTAGTTCTTGAAGAAGAGCATATTAATGTTTCTTCAGTTATAAGTAAAGTTATTAATTCCGAAATTTTTAATGACGAGTATGGAAAGCCATACTCGTCAAAACAAGAATCTAATAATGTTATTAAAATTATAACTAAAATTACTATTAATGACATAGGAGTAATATCAATCTTGTTAAGCGATTTTCGTAAATCTGATTTCGCACCTATTTTTACTGAACTAGCGTTATAGTATATGAGACTCTATCTACAAATTATTAAATTATTTATATTCTTTAATTATTTATACTCTCTAATTATTTAAAAAAGAAGAGATACTTTATTATATTGTTCAACTGAATACTTCTTATATACCTGGTATTCTTTTCTGTCTATTTTTAGAGCTTGTTTAATTGATATAACACAATCTTCAATATCTGATAATCTATATCGTGTGTAATATTGCATTGTTTTGTTCCAATCTGACACATCTGGGTTTAATTTTTCATTTACAACATAAAGAATACTTGAAGCTAACATTGAAGGTAAATAGTTTGTTAAACTTGCAACTTCTAAAATTCTTTCCGATACGTACATTATACAACATGTAACATTTTTATCTGCATTTATTGTTTTTAAATAGCGACAAATAAATGTAAAGATGTTTGGTTTCATTAAATCAAAATTGAGTACTTTTAGAATCTCAAACTCCATATCAACTATTTCTTTTTTAGTATATGCATTGTCAGAACAATATACCAATGTATCTATATCTAAAAAATTTACACTCTCATATTTATCCGCAATCAATAGACATGAAATTCCTAATAGTTGCAATTTAGATCTTTTAATATCCTTAATAAGATTTAGATATCTGCTAATCAGTTGAACTGTCATAAAGAGTACTTCAGCAGCAAGTTTTAATTTAGTTGTAACTTGATTCAACCAATCAACAAGTATAGTGTACATTTTTTCATTCGTATTTATTTGATTTTCAAAAATAGACTTTATGTTCAAAAACTGTTCTGATTCATTTAGATGATCATATATATCATTAATACACTCAATAAGATTTAAATGATTATTATCTTTTTTACAGTCAATGTTATTATATGATCCATCATTAATCAATATTGGTTCTCGAACTGACACACTGTTTTTTAAATCACCAATAATACTAATTAAGGTACCATTTTTAATTTGAGATTCACTAAAGAAATTACCATATGTCACATCTCCATTATTATCTAAATTAGAACTAACAGTTTGATATAATAAATATTTCCTTTTATCAGGTGTTTTTAATTTTTGACTTTGAAGTTGAACTTTGTGAGGACCCGGAGATGACTGAACTACTTGATGAATTTTTATTTTTTGAGGACTTTGTGATGATTGAATTCCTTGAGGACTTTGACTTGAATTAAAATTTCCAGGGTTTGGAAGATGAGATATACATTCTATTTCTTTTATGGTATTAGATGAGAATTGTGATTCAGGTGATGTTTTAGAATCTGATAATACTCTTATATCATATTTTTTTGTAAGTGAGATTTCTGAATGAAATGATGACAATTCAGTGAAATACTTTATCTTCTTTGGATCTGATGGTGATAAAGAAATATTTTCCTTGTATTTATTAACAATATCATCAAGTAATGTAGATCTTTGTCCTAAATTTGATGATTTAAAAGAAAAAGTGTTATTATTGTGGTTTTTAACTTCTTTCTCTCTACTTTTAATAAAAAGTGAAATTTCTATTTCTGACATTCTACCAGATAGTAATTTCGATACGACGTTTTTAATATCGTCGAAAACACACACATTATTTTGAAGGATTTCTTCGTGAATGAGCATTTTTATTTAATAAGTTTTTTAATGTTGATAATTCAATTTCGGAGAAAATTAAATTAAGCATTTTTTAATGGAGAATTATATAAAGTTTATATAAATTGTACATTTTAAATGTACAATTTATATAAACTTTATATAATTCTCCATTAAATCCAGTGATTTTATCTAATACAAAAAAATTCAGCATTAGATAAAAAATTTCTATTGATTTATTTTTAAAAATAACAATAAAATTTCTCCGAAAAACATCGCCTATAGCTATAGGGAAACCCTATTTTTGACCCCCGAAGTAGTATATTCGACTGTACTCAGGACGCCTTGAAAACATGCGTGAAGGCCTAAAAATAAAATTTTTGACCCTATTTTTTAAGAAATTTCTTAAAAATTTTGTGATTTCTCTATTTACTGAATGACAAAAATACAACTTTTGTAAAACTTCGCATTTTCGTAAAATTTATATATTCTTATATATTTTATAGTTTTTTTAGTCTAAAAAATATTTGTAGAAGTATATAAGAATATACGTTATAAATTTTTATAAAAGTATATAAAGATGATGAAAAAATGACATAAAATATATAAAACGAATTTTTACAAAACTTGTAAAATTATAAGAATATTTATTCTTATATTTTAAATTTATCATTAGATTCAAAATAATTAATTAATACAATAATAGATAGTCATATTATTGTATTAATTAGCAAATAACTCCGAGCATCGAGGACGTCTACCATTTTTATTTACAAACTTCTCAAAAGGAGTTTCAATTTTTTGATTTTTCGTTTCTTTAAAGTCATCACCAAAATTTTTACGTTCATATATTCTGCAAAGAAGATTAGCTTCATCTTCAAAATTACAAAAGAACATTCTCTCACCACTACGAACAGATTTTACACGCATAGATTTTCCAATATCAAAACCAGATCCAAAAATAGGTTGAAACATTTTACCGTCAGTTGAAGTAACAGTTCCCAACCATGAAATTCTAATTGGTTCGAGTGATTTTTCTACACGTCTATGAGTATAACCAATCTTAGATACATTCTTAGCTGTATCTATTAGAGTAATTCTAGAGGCTGCACTATGTGAAATAGATGAATCAATATTCATTCCATCCATATAGCATTCAGGAATATAACCAATGGATTCAACAGCTACATCATTAGAAACAAAAAATGGATAGCATCGAGTTCCATTTTTCAATTCATATTCCGGAATGTTGGAACCAACATATTGTGTTCCAAGAGATCCGATAGCATAAGCTGTATTTGCTTCAGAACCTTTTGCACCACAACCTTCTTTACCCATTATAACAAGGGGATTATTAGGTTTTAAACAATCAACACCTATTTTATTTGCTTCATCTTTTGCTTTTCCAAGAATACCATACATAGATCTCATCCAAAAGAAAAATTTAGTGGGATCTTTTGGTCTAGGACCAAGATTAAAAACTTCAATCTGCATTCTATTGAGATTCTTCTTAATACGTTTTCTAATTTCTTTTCGATTAATATTAAAATCACGATATCCAATAGATAAACCATGCCACATTGTAAACCAATCAGCAAGTTTTTGCATTTCAGTAATAAACCTACAAGCTTCTTTATATGAATACATTTTTGCCAAAATTTGAACTAATGAAAGATCTGAAGTACCAATATTAGATTTTCTCATATATCCTTTAACTATGATACCATCAATAATATCGAGACCAGATCCTGAATAAGTAAAATTAGTAGGTAAGACGACTGAAAATAAAGCACGTCCCGACCTAAGAGGTATATTATGTCTAATTAATCTCTCTTCAAGACTTTCCTTTCTATATGTATCACTAATTAAAGAGATAGCTTCATTCCATCGTTCATTTGGAATAGTAACTTCTAGTTGTTTATTGCCGATAGTCCATGTTTTTGTAGCTAAAAACGGACCAATAAGACCATGAAAAGACATTCCCATCATTGGTCTACTAGATTGAATATTCATAACATGTGATTTAAAATTCATAACAGTCATTGCTTCTACCATCGCATTGTATGTTTGAAGAACATGAATTGTAAGTTCATCACCATCAAAATCAGCATTAAAACATCCATTGTTAGAACCATGAATTTTAACAGTTGACCATTTATGTTTCTTTAAGTTAAAACCAAGGATAGATTCTGCATGTAGAGAAGGTTGACGTCCACCAAGCACAAAATCACCATCATCAATATATCTTACTAAAATATCACCTATTTCAGGTGTATAATTTTTAATATGATTCTCTGTAATTGTAAAAGCTCCTTTGTTTGAAATAAGTTTCATTACAATTGCCTTATATCCACCTTCTTTATATTTTTTAATGACAATGTCACGATTATATTTCCATACAATTACTGGAACCGTTAATATTTTACAACAAAATTCACCGACTTCTATTTCACCAGTGTTTAAATCATAACCGGGACCTGCAACAGTACGTGAATTGTAATCAACACGTTTACCCATAAGACCACCTCTAACAGATCCACGCTTACTACCCAACTCTTTAAATACACCGGACTCCTTTAATGAACGTTTAACTCCATTTTTCTTTTCTGGACCCATTGAAATAGCTTCAATATCCGTATATAAACTATCAAGTTGAGTTTCTCTGTCAACCTCACTACCTGTATGTGATTGAATTTTTATTTTACGTGTTAAAATCTGTGAGTATAAGGTAGTCATTGGATGATCCATCGGTTTACCATTTACCATTGCAGGTGGACGAATACATGACGGTGCACATGTTATAACATCTGTGATGAAGTTAATAGGTTGTGTCTCACCTGTATATCCTAGAAGAGCAAATTTTTCTTTAGAAGGTAATGTAAACATCTTCTTAATGGTCTCAATACTTCTAATGTATTTTTTATCTTCCTCATCTTTTCCAGAATCAACTTTAAAAAGTAATCTAGATCCCCTGAAGTCATTTTCATATATATGTCTAGCAACTCCATGTCCGTGTAATTTCCAAAGGAATTTCTCAGAAAGTTCAGCTATTACTTGTAAAAGTTTATTTTTAGGAACCTTATTTAAATTTAAAGCTTTGAAAAATTTCTCATTGATATATAAATCACCACAAAAAGGACAGATACATTTTAATGTTAGAATGCATTTTTTTTTAAAGATGGGAAGAACTATTTCTTCAGGTAATTCTATATATCCTTGATGACCGCCACATCCTTTATCATCAAGATTACAAGTTACACAAATCTCACCTCGTTTTATAGCCCCCATTCTGTCATCAAAAAGACCATGGGTCAAACCTGATTCTTTACTTGGATTATTAATATTAACAACTGAACATTCTCTTATCTCTCCAGGATTATATGGATATATCTTTATCTTGTTAACTTCATATTTTGGAAGTCTACTAACAAGTGTATTTTGTCCAATTAGTATTTTTCTCTTTGTCTCATTATCCATTGCTTTTGAGTTATTTCTAGCAGCTTCTTGTTCTTTAAAAGAAGAAAAAGGATCTAACTTTAAAGTAGCATGTGGGTTATTAAATATATTTGCATATGGTGTCTTTTTATTAGTTCTACTCCATGGTACTTCTTTTGGAAGTGTGATTGATGACCTTGTTGATGAAATGCCTTTTATTTTTTGTATCTCAACTTCTTGATTTACGAGTTCTTTAACGAGTTTTGGATCGTAAAAATTATTATTTGAAGACATTTTTATTCTTTTTATTTAACACTTTTCTCAATTTTATTTTAAATTATAAACCAAAAATAATAACCAATAAATTATGAACCAAAAATAACTGTTTAACCATTTATTGAATATCATCTATTTGTCCCATATCAAAAGGAACATCAAAATTAAACAAAATTCTATACCAACATGAAGAATATAATATCCAATTTGAATTAGTTCTAATACAAGATTCGTCATTATTATAGCCTCCATATATTTTTCTCATACAATCTAAAAGTGTCTCTTCATGATAAACTCTGGTTCCTTTGAAATTCAAACCAAAAATACGATAAGCTTTTTCTTTTTTGCTAAATCTAAGTGTATGTAGACTTCTTATTTCATTTGAAATGTCGCTTGGTAATTTTGATAATATATCTTTTGCATTTTCATATGCAATAACTGTATTATTATGAACTGTAATTCCGTTCTCATCATTTCCTGCAGATGTTGTATCTTCACTTTTTAAAGGATATATATTATTGTCTCCAATTTTCCATCCTCTCATATACAATCCCATTTCCATAGATGTTTTGAAAAATTCATCTATCATATTTTTTATTTCAGGTGTTGCTCTTGATATCTTTAATTTTAAATCTCTCACTTTAAAATCAATTAGTTTCTTACCTTTATCAAGATCATCTAAAAGAAAGATCATATTTTTAAAAATACTCGAATTATTCTTTAGTGACATCTTCCTGCAGTAATTTCTTAATTTTTTAACCACTCTATCATCTAATGGTGATTTATCTTCTGTTTGATCAACAAACATTTTTTCACTCTCAAAATAATCAAATAATTCATCCATATTTGTATAGTATAGTTTATTTTGTTTTGGTATTCCAACACATATTAATTTATCTATTTGAACATCATTTATAGGTTCATGTCCAATAACTGTATATGTATCATTACAATCTGGATGAATACCAAAATAAAAATTAGTAATGTTTCTAGTGCTTTTTAGTAGACTTATCAATTCAGAATTTGAAACTCCTATTAAATTATCAAATCCTTCTTCTGTTGTAAAATTGATCAATTGTTCTTTTGTATAAACATAAGATGCTAAATTCTCAGACCACATATCATCAATCATGTAAAAACTTGGATTTAATGAGAACTTTTTTGCAAATCTGGAACAGTAAGGTATATATTTTTTTCTTTTAAGATTCTCTATTTCACCTAATGGATATGAAGATTCTGTAATATCTACTCTATATACATTTACTGCAATTATTATTGCTTCATAATTTGTTGTAGGTTTTATTTTTGAAAGGAGTTTGTTTTTATCTAAAAATGCTTGAGATGTAACATCTAGTGCAGTTGAATTAAATACAAACATTGAATCTTTTGGTGTTGATATTTTTATTTCTGTTTCATTTTCCACAATATCTCCTTGATTTACTATATTATAATATATTTTTAAGATATCACTATGAGACATTGAATTTATTGTATGAAGTAGTGAATTTTTAATTGAGTTTGTTCTGTTTTCATTAATCTTTTTTATAAAGAAACAAATTTCACTAAATTCAGTATATCTATTCATCCTATATTTATTTATTTTTGCTATTACGTATGCTATTATTTCATTGATTATATATGGATTCTCATTAGTTTTATCACCAAAAACTAAATTTGTCTTATTAAGAGCGGGAATTTCATCATTATTTATATCATATTGACATATATGATCGTAACCATATAATATAGATTCAACGTCCCATTCAATAGATGATTGATTTGGTGAAATAAATTTACTTATTTTTGAAAGATCATTATCTGAGGACTGATAAGAAGGTGATTCTATTGTAGAATAATTATATAATCTACAACTATCTATTACACTTTGATAGTACTCATCACATGACAGATAAGATACATTAAAAGACTTCTTACATATCTTTGAAATGTATTCTAGTATAAAAAAGGGCGTATCTAAATCGATAGTACCTATTAGATTTAAAGGATTAAGAAGGACCTTTTCAGACATTATTTAAATAAATAATATTTTTTAGAGGATTTTTAAAACAGAATTATTTTGTAACTTAGTTAGAATATTTTTTACCTTTATTTTTTTGAGAGGTTATCATTTTAAATATTTATGAGTTTTTAATGTTTTGTTTAGGTATTTATCTATTTATTTTAGGGTCTTTGTAAATAAACAATGAAAAATGAAAAAAATTAATTATAATTTGGAATAAAATGTCAGCCATTATGAATGCAAATCACGACGGACAGGATGAAATATTCTCTCAAATAATACTAAATATTAAAACGAGTAATAATCATCCAGCTGAAGTACTCTCAAAAAGTTTAGGTGATTATACATCTAAAGTTCCTAAGTACTCACAAATAATGAGAGATCTTATGACTGATATCTTTTTGATTCAAATTAAACTAAATGACACAGTTGGTGCTTTTTGTGCACATCTTTTTCACGAAGGTATGTACCATTTATCACATTTAATTTACTGCTTAGGATCTCACGAAAAATATATTGATGGATTTACATGGGGCTTTTTAAGAAATTTTGTATATAATCAATGGAGCCATTCTAACTCAAAAGTATTAAGTATTTCACAAAGAAATGTAGATCTTCTTAAAAATGTAGTTATAGGTATTGGCTTCTCTCAAAGAGAAAAAGTTGCAGAAAATATACATCAACTTATTGGTCATGTTTCAAAAGATCAATTCAAAATCATTCTTAATCAATTAAAACAAATTCCAGGATTTTCTTTGCGGAACTCTAAAGACGATCTCATAGTTGAGATGATTTCAAGACCTGATGATGGTTTAATTGATATTATCACCCTTGATATTATTACAGGTGAACATTGTCATGGTACACCAGATTTTACAATTCCTGGAACTGAAGATATGAGTAACGTTGAGGTAGGACTTGAGTTCATGTTACATGTAATTCCACAAGCTTTAAAGAAACTTCATATATTATATCAAGAAAATATTTCTAATGGAAAAATTACTGAAGCAGAAAAAATTTACAGTAAAGCTCACATTATTATTCATTTTTCTATCAGGGTTTTCTCTTTTATTGAGGACAGTTCACATGAATATTTAAGTAAATTGTGGAATGAAATATCAACAATTCACAGTTGGGAATCAATTTCAAAACCAATACATGATGCTATAATTCATTCTTCAAATATAGATGAATATAAAAATGACGATCAACAAAATGTTACTATTCATTCTGAAGGTAATAGTAATGATGATAATGATGATGATGATTCTTCAATGGACTTCTAAAATATATAAACATTCATCAACCCTTAATTTTTAAGATTTAAAATAAAATCTTAATAGACAACTATAAAATTCACTATTTATGTTTTTTGTTATAATTTATCGATTAACAGTAACGGTTAAAAAAATAAAAATTGAAAAAACACCTAAAAAATTTAAGAAAAACCATGCTCAGTAAATCTATTACTTATGTTAATCCCCTTTCTCTTTCAGATTCTTATAAAGTTACACAACCTGGATTATTTAGTACAGGTGACGGTTCAAAACTTGTTCATTTAGAGGCATGTATAGAACCTAGAGTTGATAAAAATCACCCAGATGATTTGATACTTGTTTTTGGTTTGTCAGAAATCTCAAAACTAATATCAGAGATGATTGTTACAAAAGAGAATATACAAGAATTTTCTGATTTATCAGCACTTCATTTTATGAATCCTTCAATTTTTGACCCCACACCCTGGAATTACGTTGTAGATAATTTGGGAGGTAAAATTCCACTTATAATTGAAGGACTTCCCGAGGGAAGCATAGTTCGTAGGGGAACTCCTATATGTAAAATTATAAGTACAATTCCAGAATGTGCAACATTTGTTAGTTACTTTGAGGGATTTATTCAATCACATTTATGGTACCTTTCAACAGTCGCTTCAAGATCATTGGAATACAGTAGAGTAATTAAAGAGTTCCTTCTTCTAACAGAAGGTTCTTCTGCGTCATTACCTTTTAAACATCAAGACTTTGGATTTAGAGCTGGAACATCTTTTTTAAGTTCAATCTTAGCTGGAATGGCACACCTTTTAGTATCAAAAGGATCTGACACAATTAGTTCAGTATTAGAATGGTGGAAAAGAAATGGAAGAGCCGGTGAAATATCTGGTTATTCTGTAATTGCTTTTGAGCACAATCAAATTATTTCTATGGGACCTGATTTTGAATTTCTTATCATTAAAAATGCACTTGATATTCACCCTTCGGGAATTATATCAGTTTTATGTGACACTTTTGATTCTGTGGCTAATGTAAATGAAATCTCAAGAAGACCATGTACCGTATCATATGTTGAACACTTTCATCGTTTTGATGACGATTATGCGGTATATCTGGATAAGATGAAAAAACAAACAGGTCTTTTTAAACAAATCTCACAGAGACCTGAAGGTTCCACGTATGTCATACGTCCAGATTCTAAAATTGTATATAACGGTGTCAAATTAAGCGTTAGTCAAACTGTTCTTAAGATTTTAGAAATTCTACAATTTAATTTAGGTGAGCTAATCACTACTAATGCATTAGGATATAAACTTTTACCAAGTTACTTTCGTATTATATATGGTGATGGTTTAAATGTAAATGATGTTAGACAAATTCTTACATCAATGTATCAAAATGGATGGTCCGCAGATAATATTGTCTTCGGAACTGGTGGAAACCTTTATCAAACAGATGTAACTAGATCAACTTATGATTTTTCAATGAAATGCTATTTAAGCAAATTTGAAAAGGATGGAGTTATTAGAACATATAACATCAAAAAGATAACACCTGGAAAAGAATCTAAAAGTGGACCTTTTATCGTTGGAAAACTTCCCAACTGTGAATTTGTTTATGAACCACTAACTGATGATAATAAAGAACATGATCAGTTTGTTACTTATTATAACAATGGTCAGGTTTTATGTTATGAAGATCTATTTACCATTAGAAAAAGAGTAGAAGAATTTCGCGAGACAAATAATATTTAATTAATAAACGATAACTTTAAAAGTTATCTCATACTAAGTAAATGTAGAAATATAAATAAATTTAACCAAATGGTTAAATTAAAAAATATGAATTTAATATAATTAAAAATGTCGGGTAGTGAAACAACTCAAATAGACTTTCTTAATAGAATAAATCTAATTTTAAGAGGTAAAATGAAAAAAATTAGAATCTCACTAGGTGGGAATACACAAAATGTTTTTGATGCAATTTTTTTAATTGATAATGAATTGTTGATACAACCAAATGGTATTATTTGGGATGATTTACAAATAGTTAGAAATCTTGTATCAAATCCATTAGGATTAAATCTTGAATCTGATATTAGAGCAATTTCTTTAAATGTTAGCAATAATAACACTACTTTATCTAATAAGATTTCAAGTATTAAAACTAAGATTGGAAACTCTAATCCTACTAACATATCTGATGATTTAGACACAGAAATTTCAAAGATTGATTCCACTGGAACTGTCCTTTCAACTGCTATTTCAACTGTTACTAGTACTATTA